GTGTGAGTTACCCAAGCCTTCACAAGCCAAACACCGAAGGTAACTTCCCAAGCGGCAAGTACGAAGTCACTGCCCTTTTAGATAGCAACGAACATTCAGACACTCTTAACGCTATCAAAGCGGCAGTTGACTCTGCGTTTGACGCTAAATGGCCTAACCAGGATCAATCTGCACGACACAACCCACTTCGTAAGCAGCCGGATGGTACTTACAAAGTCAAGTTTAAGACTAAGTCAGCCCCTATCCTAGAAGATGCAACGGGTAGCAAGCTTGCCGAAGACATCATCGTTGGGTCTGGTGACCTTGTTCGATGCGCGTGCACCGTGGCGGCATATGAAGGAGCAAGTGACGGCGTTACGATTTATTTGAACAAAGTGCGTTTGATTGAAAAGCGTTCAATTGGTGATGGCGTAGATGACTTTGGTGGACCTGAAGATGGCTTCAATCAAACTGTTCAAGCGGAAGTTGGTAGTGGCATTAACTTCTAGCAAAAGCCTTGAGAAAGGTTTGTCAAAGTGTCCCCCTCACTCTGACAAGCTAAAGCCGTCCTTTATAGATAAAGTTCCCCTTTTTTCTTTGTCTACAAAAGGGCGCACCCTTTCTAATCACGACATAGAACAACTATGTGTACGGCATACGAAGCTATCTCGTAAGCAGTGGCGTGCGCTTCCTTCGGCCACTCGGTCTAAGTATCGCTCTACGGTGCGAAGGCACTTCCATGAGCTACTAAGAAGTGATCCGTCTTGGATATATGTGTTCTATAACCAAGCGTGGCCTGAGTACTGCAAGATCGGTGTGACTAACAACGTCGCCCAACGATTGACTAATTATAACGTGCATTGTCCGAACGCTGATTTTGTTTGTCTACGTGCTGAGTTTTTTCATAACCATGATCGGTGGATAGCTGACATCTATGAGCACTTTGCTGACGCACGTTGTTCTGGTGAGTGGTTCAAAGTTGCGACCACTGAAGCTTGCGAGTATCTACTTAGCTTGAAGGAGGAATCAGATGCTGTTTGATTTTGATGCTTTTGATGAGCCGCAATATCTTTACATCCCGATTCCACCTGTACCGGCAAGCCGTCCGAAGGTTGCTAGGTTTAGCACTTACTACCCCAAGCGTCACCAACAATATATGAAGTCGTTTGCTAACTTTATCGCCGTCATGCCACCTCAGTGGAATTACTTACCAAAAGATAAAAGACTCTTTGTCATTATCGAGTTTGCCTGTAAGCGACCTAAGAAACCTACTAATCCGATACCGCGCTACGACATCGATAACTTGATGAAACTACCACTGGACTGCATGACATCATCCGATATGTTTTGGAAAGATGACTTCCAGATTGAGGCCATCGTTGCTCGTAAACGCTACGCCGAACCCAATGAAGAACCCCACACAAAAATACAAGTAATGTCGCTTTAAACTCTGTAGGAGGAGTAAATGAGAGAATACGAAGATAGCGAGTTGGTCGAAAAGACTGCTTGCCCCAATTGTCCGTCGTCTGACGCATACGCTATATATGATGATGGCGGCGGTAAGAGTCATGGTTATTGCTTTAGTTGTACTACCTATGTACACGACTTAACAAACGATTTTGATGAGCCAGTCCAACAGACCATCCAACAGACCATCCAACAAAAAACAACAACCTTCCCTAGAGGAGAGTATCAGGACATCCCTGTCCGTAAATTGTTTTCTAAATCACTTCAAAAGTTTGGATACACCGTCGGCGATGGTAAGCACTATGCGCCCTACTTCGACAAGCATGGCACACAGGTCGCGGTAAAGGTTCGTGGTGAGAATAAAGAATTTTACGTTGTCGGTGACATGAAAAAAGCAGTGCTTTTTGGTCAGCAGTTATGGTCCGGAGCCGCTAAAAGATTAATTATTCTTGAAGGTGAGCTTGATTGCGTGTCATACGGACAAGCTACTAACTTAACGTGGGAGTGTGTGTCTGTGCCGTCAGGCGCGGCAGGAGCTGCTAAAGCGGTTAGAAAAAACATAGAGTTTATAGAAAGCTTTAATGAGGTGTGCTTCTGTTTTGATAACGATGAGGTCGGTCAAGCAGCCGCAGTAGAATGTGCCGCCCTACTTCGACCAGGTTTAGCTAAGATTGCTCAGTTGCCATTAAAAGACGCGAGTGACATGTTAGTGTCGGGTCGTGTCGAAGAGCTTAAAACAGCTATCTACACCGCTAAAACTTACAGACCAGATGGCATTGTACAAGGTGCTGAGATTGACTTAGCTGAAGTTATAAAAGCCACCCCCAAGGGTTTAGATATCCCTTATCTCGAGCTTAACCAAGCACTCCGAGGCTTCCGTAAGCGTGAGCTATATCTGTTAACTGCCGGGTCTGGTGTCGGTAAAAGTACCTTTGCCAAAGAGTTAGGCGTTCACCTAGCAAAAGAACACGGCCAACGTATTGGTTGGGTCATGCTAGAGGAGTCGCTTAACAAGACCGTACAGTCGATTGTAGCCATTGATAATGATGTACCGGTTGGTGACCTCATGGAAGACCCATTGCGCTTAGAAGAGTCCGAGTGGCGTAGAACGATGTATGAGATTGTAGAGAATTGTAGCTTTTATGATGCGTGGGGTAGTTCTGAGATAGATAACCTTATGCAAAAGCTTCGCTACCTAGCGGTCGGCTGTGAGTGCGATTTTATTGTGTTAGATCATTTGTCGATGGTAATTTCAGGCTTAGACGTTGAAGAGAGAAAAACCCTCGACATGCTTATGACTAAGCTTCGTCAATTTGTCGAGCAAACCGGTGTCGGCGTTATCGCCATTAGTCATCTGAGACGGAACAACAGCAAAACCTCATTCAACAGAGCTGGTGAGGTAGACCTAAATGATCTTAGAGGATCAGCAAGTCTCGAGCAATTATCAGATGTCGTATTGTCTGTTGAGAGAAACATGATGGAAGATGACCGAGAAAAAGCTGAAGTCTCTCAGATACGTTTGTTAAAGAACCGCCCGTTTGGGCAAACAGGGCCAGTGGGTTTCGTAAAGTACGACCGTCACACCGGCAGACTCAAGCACTATGACAACGACATGCCAGTAGATGTTGCTGATTTTGATGTGCCTTTTTAATACAGGTATTACCTACTAGAGTAATACAGGAGGAGAAAATGTGGATACTACCGAACAACTACCCACTGTCATCAGCTTTTGCAGCGGCTACGGGGGTCTCGAGCGAGGAATTAGCCTTGCCGGATTTGAACATCGAGTCATCGCTTATGTGGAGATCGAAGCCTTCTGCTGTGAAAACTTGGCAACGAAGATGGAAAACGAGCAGTTGGATGCCGCGCCTATATGGACGAATCTTAAAACCTTCCCTGCACATTTGTTTCGAGACAAAGTTGGCCTCATCACTGGCGGTTATCCTTGCCAAGGATTTTCCGCAGCCGGACAGCGAAAAGGAGCAGAAGACCCTAGACACTTGTGGCCCTACATTAAACAACACATCACCACAATTAGACCTGTTCGCGTGTTCTTTGAGAACGTCGAAGGACATATCACCCTCGGACTTCGAGAAGTCGTTGGCGACTTGGAAAGCCTTGGTTACACAACAACGTGGGGAATATTCTCAGCGCGTGAAGTTGGCGCTCCGCACCAAAGAAAACGAGTCTACATCATGGGCGACTCCAAGAGCCGCAGACTCAGCCGGTGGACCAAGGACTCTCAACGAGAAGGGTCAGAGGATATCTGTGAGCGATCCGACCAAAACTTACGGAGCAAATCTGAGCGATCAAGTCAGACATTGGCCGACGCCTTCGACAAGAGATCACAAGGGAGGTTATCAGGGCGGGAGGATACGAAACGGAAAGGTAAGTTTCGACACTTTAGATGTAGCAGTTCAACACTTCAGCGGGAACAAGACAAAAGTTGGCCACCTGAACCCAGATTGGGTCGAGTGGTTGATGGGACTGCCGACAGGGTGGACCGCATTAGAGCATTAGGAAATGGCGTTGTGCCGCAAACCGCCGCTAAAGCATGGCAAATACTAGGAGATAAATTATGAACGGTAAAGG